CAGTGAGTGGTGGAGGAAATCAGGTGAGCACCAGGCTCATCTCGTTGTTGGCTGCAGTCGCCTGCGCCATGTAGGGCACGTTGAGCATCTGAATCCCGTCGCTGTCTGCGTAGGTCGGGGAATCGATGTTGCACTGGCCCATGCTCAGGGTCACGATGTTCCCTGCGGTCTGGCCGTGCTGCCAGGCGATGGTTCCGGTGGCCTGGCTGATCACCTGGGCGAAGTAGTCCTTCTCACCAGAACCGGAGCCGATCACCGGGGCCTCAATCACCGCTTCGCCAGAGGGCAGGCGGTTGGTGATGGGGTACTGCTGCGTGCAGCCCGCCAGCTGGCGCAGGGGGATCTCGTTGCCCAGGTTCAGGGTGAAGGATTCCATGCAGGCTGTGGTCAGGCCCAGGATGTTCACGCCGGTGGTGTTGGCGTTGTTGACGATCACCGGCGTTGCCTGATTGGCGAAGGTCGGGGTCAGTTGGGCCTCGGTGGCGGCAGCCACGTACTCACCGAAGAACTCGAAGCTGATCCGGGGAATCTCGCCGGCCGCCAGGTTGAAGGTGGCGTTACCCCGGCAGCCCTTCAGGCGGTGGCGGTTGCCGTCGTTGTTGAAGTCAAAGCTGACGCCAACGATCCCGGTCATTGCCGGGGCGTAGGTCACTGAGGTGGTGGCCACCACCGTCTCACCGAACCCGCAGGCCCGCAGCAGCCGGCCCCAGCGGGGGGCAGTGCCGGCCATGCCCGATCCCGCCAGCTCCACGTCAAAGGTGACCGTGCCCACCCGCTGGCCGACGATCTTGGGCCGGTTGCCGAAATACGGCAGCACCAGCTCGCGATCGATCAGGCCTGCGTCGAGGGGCTGACAGTCCAGGTTCTGCACCAACAGGGCATCGGTGCCGGCGACCGTCTCGAAGGTGCCGTAGCTCGCCTCCACTGCCGCCAGCAGAAGGCGCCTATGCGTCGATTTCGTCATTGCTCGGAGCGGGGGCAGGGGTGGGCATCACGCACTCAGCGGGCTTGCAGTCCTGGTTGATCCACTTGCCGGTGGCCTCGTCCAGCAGATAGCTGCCGCCATCGGTCGGCCGAGGGTCAGGCTCAGGTTTGGATCGCGCCATGCGGAGGGGTGAGGTTCCGTACTTGCAGCCTATGGAGCGCCCACGCTGAGATCCGTCACGCTGGTGCGGTAGCGGATCCGGTACGACAGCACCTCCACCACAGCGGCGCCATCGGCGGCATTGAACTCCGGGTTGCGGCTCAGGGGCCAGATGTCCATCGCCAGCCCACCTAGGCTGCGATCGGCCATTAGGAGGCTGTGAACGGACTGCACGACGGGATCCGCCACCTCGTCAGGGATCAGGCCACGAGCGTAGACGGCGACCACCAGCGTCAGGGTGTGGTCGATTTTGCAGGTGCTGACGGCCTCGGGACCGGATGATTCAGGGCCGGGCTCAACGATCACCGACGGCGATTCACTGCGGCTGAAAGCCTCTTGGCGGCTGCGGTAGACGCGCCCACCTACCCCGCTGGTAGTGCCCAGGGCGGTGGCCACAGCAGAGATGATCTGTTCGCGTCGGGTTGCCATAAGGTCAGCCTAAACAGGCTGCACCAGGTCAAACACCACCCAGGCGACGACGACCGCCCCTACCAGCGCCACTGGCAGGGGCACGGCACTCAGCAGCCAGCCCAGCAGGCTGGCCACCAGTGCAACGGCGGCGGTGAAGCGGATCAGGTAGGGCATCACTCCCATCCAATCCGTAGCAGCGCCACCAGTAGCACTGCGACGGCAACGCTGGCCGGGGCCATCATCACGGCGATCATTGCGACATCACAGGTCATGGGATAACAGCTCCAAAATCTATAATTTTTGGGCAGCAACGCGAACGATTGATCCATCATCCAGTTTCCATTCAACATATCCATTTGCTGTTACTGATCCGCCAGCATGAACACCCCATCGAAGCTGGCCTGACCCTTTTGGCTTTAGATGCAGGTCAATGTTGGTAGCGCTGCCTTCGGAGATAAGTTGTGGCGCCTGGCCAGCAGGAACTCCGTTGACTCCTAAAAAGTGTGCTTGTTGGCTGCCAAGATAGACAAGGCCAGACCCCTTGCCTTGGATGTTGCTGCTTATCGTCGCAGCGCCGCCACGGGGGCGTAGGGCAGGCTGGCCAATAGAAGATCCAAGTGCCTCAAAGCAGGATGTCGGGCTTGCAGTATCGCGGACAGCAAACTGCAACCCTGTCGGGCCGTGCATTGCAACAGCTAATTCTTCGCCGCCACCAGAGTCAAGCCGGAGGGTCCCAGAGGAGCTATTAACTCGCGCCCCAAGAGCAACATCTTGGTTGAGAATGGCAAACCTATTGGTCGTCCCTAGCGTGTTGCCAGCCTCAGTGATACCCCCGCCCTCAATCCAGCCGCTGTCCATCCTTTCAGCGCCGTACCTGCCGTTGTTGGATGCTGTTGAGTTATGACGGATGATAGTTCCATTGTCTCGCACAAAGAAGCCGCTTCCAGTATTGGATGACGCTGTGCAGCCATAAGCCCTAACGGTGGAGCCACTCAGAGAGGCAATTCCCCCTACGCGACATCCAGAAGCAGAAGAACCTGAGCAATCCATTGCTGATCCGTATTCCGCTTGAAATCCAAACCCCCATCCGTTAGCCGCATCTGTAACATTGTTTGATGTTGCGTTTCTGCAGTAAATCGTAGACCCAACAAATGCCCAAATACCTACATCGCCTGCGTTGTTGACTGAAGCACCATCGCAAGAAATAAAGGAACCGTTCCTTGCAGCAATGCCGTAGTACCAGTTATTGGTTTCAATATCTGGCCCGCAAATAATCTGACTCCCACTTTCGGCCAGAATTGCGGTAAAGTTATTGGCTAGACCAGGCTTGGAGGACAATGTAAACCTGAAGCCATTGAGGCGGCCTAGCTTATGTGAATTACTGACGACTAAGGCGTCAAAGGTTGGCAGTCCGCTAACCGTAATAACGCAGTTTGATGGGGTGGTTTCGTTGCCAATAATTTCTATTTGATCGCCTTGTGGGTGATTGCCAATGATTGACGACGCAAGTGTATATGTACCATCTGCGACTTTAATCCTAAACGTCGTGCCGGCTTGAAGTATCTTGTCGTTTATGCTATTTAGTGCCCCTTGAATTGTGGCGTAATCCGCGGGGACGTTGACGGTATGCACTCCAGCGCCGCCCAGTGTTGGCCGGCCTGAGAGATCGCCATAGGCCCCAGTGAAGCCCACTCGGGCCATCGCCGCGCCAGTGTTCACCAGGATGGTCCCGGTGTTAACGTTCACCCTCACTACGCTGCCGACCTGCTGCACCTCGCCAGATGCCGGGATCGTCGCCACCAGGGCGCCGCCAGCGCCGACATAGAGCTGATCGCCCAGCTGATAACTGTTGGAATTGAACGGCCTTAGCTCGCCCAGGATCACGGCGTCGCCATCGCCGTTGTTGGCAAGGGTCGTCTCCAGCACGCCGATCGCCGGCATTTTGAGCGGATCGGTCGGGTCGCAGGCCGCCACCCTGATTCGATCGGTGTCGCCCACGCTGCCGGTCGCGTAGACAGCCGTGCCGGCCGCCAGAGCCCCTCCGCTGGCGTTGCGGACGTGAACGTAGAAGTTCCCGGCGATGCCGCCGTGGATGTGGGGGATGACGACCGGCGCGGTGCCGGTGATCGTCAGGCCGGCAAAGGCGGGAGAATCGGTGGTGGCCAGGCCTAGTGCCGTACGGGCCGCAGAGGTGTCAGCTAGCGCCAGATTCGCGATCGCTTGGGTGCTGCCGTCAACCGTGGCGCCGTTCTGATCCATCGGCACCCGCTCGGTTCCATCGAGCGGGGTCGTGGCGTTCGGCAGGCCTGTGATCGTGGTTTCAGCCATGCCTACAGAATGCGGAGTTGCTTGTTGTTCAGGGTCGTGATCCGCAGGCCGCTCAGCGTCACCAGGTAGGTGGCGATCTCTTGAATCTGCTCCAGCAGCACGATCGACAGCAGCCCGTCAGCCATCCGCATCGGCTCGTGCCGCACCTTGTACAGCCCGCCGTCCACGGTCACCTGGTCGCCGTAGGCCAGGCT